AGGGCCAAGCTGGCCTTCATGCCGTCAATCTTTCGGTGAAACATCGCCACCAGTAGCGCAATCAGCGCCAGAATCGCCCCGACACTCCACCGGATCTTCTTCGTCATCATTTAACCTCGTCTTTCGCAGCCATCGCATAGCCATGACGCCAATCAGAATCATGGATGATATGGTGCCCAAAACCTTTACGATTTCTAGCACGCTTTTTATCCCGTGAAATTATTGTTGTGATTAGCGCCATGTAAAGCGCCGAGCAGGCTACATTATAAACCAATGGGGGCTCGTACAGATACCACATGACCAAGCCGCCAATCTGCACTGGAATAAACAGCGCACTGATGGCTTGAACTGTACGAAGTTGGCGTGATACCGGAGATTGCAGGTGGATGATGAGCACGAACAGCGCGTTAATGATAGCCACTGAAAGGTAATACCCGTAAGCATCTAACCATCCGGCATAATCAGCAGCCGACTGAGCGCAATAGGTGGCAGCCAATCCGGCCACCACCCACCAGCGAGAGGCTACAGCAACAACCAGTGTCGCGACCATAAGCCAGTCATTGGCGCTCATTTTTGGCGCACCTTGCCATTGCCGCCGCCATTCTGCACCTTGGCAAGCTCCTCCTCTCGCTTCTGGAATGCCTGCCGCGCCTCTTCTTGTGCGCTTCGCTGTTTACCGTTGCCGCCGCCGTTTACTTTGATGGTCATGGTTGATGCCTTTTTGGTTGATGATGGTGAATTTTAACACAGGTTGTGGTAATGTTTGGTAGCGGCTAGGGTAGCTCCCGAAAATGCAGAACGTAGACTGTACCGCCGCAAAACTTCCATCTACGACACCAACTACGGGGTGATTATGGTTAAACTAATCAAGGCTGATTTTGACGGCCAAGTAATGCAATTCAACGATAGCGGCATGTTCAACGCTACAGTTGCAGCCGAAGCCATGGGTAAGCGACTTGACCACTGGCTATCAAACAAAGAAACGCAAGATTACATGTCCGCTTTAAATACCCGAAATCTCGGGGATTTAATAATTACCAAAAAAGGTCGCAACGGAGGCACTTGGTTGCATCCGAAGTTGGCGGTTGCCTTTGCTAGATGGTGCAGCGTTGATTTCGCCATATGGTGCGATGAACAGATTGATGCGATCATCCATGGCTCTAATCAGTCAATAGACTGGGGCATGATGCGCCACGCCAGCAAGTCAAGCAACAAGGTAGCCAATGAGATACTGATGATGGTTCGCCAAGAGCAAGGGAAGGAAACAAAGCACTTTCACTATGCCAATGAGGCTAAATTGGTTAACTACGCGCTTACAGGCAAGTTTGAGCCAGTTGACCGAGATTCGCTATCAGCCAAAGATCTAGATCTGCTTGCGTCGCTTGAGAATAGAAACAGCGTCCTTATCGGTCGCGACGTTGACAGAGAGACTCGCAAAGAGATCCTGTGCCAGATGGTTATCGCAGCTAGGTTGAAGCTGCTCAAGTGATAGTGTTAGGCCGCATCAAGCGGCCTTCTTTATGCCATGTGATTGCATCCACCTTTCTTCCTGCTTCGCCATCTTCTCGAATATCTTCTTGGCGAATGCATCACCATTCTCATCCACCACAGTAGGTACCTGGCTACACCTGCATGAGATGGCATTGCCGTTCTTGCTGTAGAACTCCGTTACTTCTGCACGAGTGTACAGCTTGCCGTGACGGTCTGCATGGCTTCGGCGAGTGGTTGCCATTAACGCAGACACCCAAAGCAGCTTAGTCACCAGTCCAAGCGATTCGCTGGCGCGTTGTGATTCATCCATCACGGCAGAGCGATATGAAACACCTAGCTCAGTCCGTGCGATTGTTGCGGCTCGGCTTGCTGCCTTGGCCTGGGTTCCTTCGGTGTCAACCAGGTAGCCCTTTAGTTGTTGAGCTGCATATCTCGGCGACTTACCTTGCGCTATAGTGTCACCCAGGATGCGGCGAGTCGTGGTTATGAGGTCATCAGTGAACCCCTCCATTGAGTTGAACGTGCGCGATGTAACCACGGCAATCCGGCGCTGATACTCAGGCGTGAACAGAACTGATTCAATATCACTGTATGCGCTAGAGTAGACCGCTGATTGCACAGCCAGGGACGATTGAGCATATGCCGCCCCCTGCTGATACGCATCGGCAGTGTATTGCTGCATCCATACATCCCACTGCTCGCCACGCTGCATCATAATGCGCTGGATTATCTCGGCGATAGTCTCGTCAATGCGGCGAAGCTGGAGATAGTCCAGCTCGTAGATGTAAACCTTCTCAGCATTCAGCAGATACGCTCGCAGGCCATTCACGGCAATCTCTCGCGGCTGGAGCTGGTCAACAACTCGCTCCTGAATCTCGGTGTTGATAGCTCGAAACCTGCGACGGAAATCGGCATAGGCCCGCTTCTCGCGGCCTTTCTGCTGGGTTGGGTCTAGAATATTCGGAGCTGGAAACCCCAATGTGAAATCCTCTGTGAAATTTTCTTCATTTTAGCATTGACCGCCAGCCTGATAACTGTAATAGTATTGGCATCAACCAAGGAGATCGACATGAACAAGAGATTCAAAGTTATCGACAACAACCTATTCACCGTGTTTGCTGGAAGCAGGTTTGAATGCATGGCGTGGATTGAGGAGTTTGCGTGGAACAATGAAGCTCATTACAGAATAGTGGCGGCTTAAGCATGAGCCGCGAACGATTCGAGGAGCTAGCCAAGCTCAAAGGAATGGACGTAACCCGCGCAAATCGCCGGATTACATTCGTCAACCTTGAGGTTATTGAAGTTGGGGAGTGCATCAGCCGAATGACCGAGGCGGCATGGTGGGGATGGCAAGAGGCAATGAAGGAGAGAGGTGATGAGTGAGAAAATGATGGATGAATTTGAAATGGTTTTTCCGATGCCTAATCACGTCACGCGCTGTGGTAAAGGTTATGTTGCAACCGAGTACGGCGCTTGGCAGGCCAACGATTACTGCCAGAAGTGGATTGGTTGGCAAGCATCACGTGCCGCGCTGGTGGTTGAGTTGCCAGATTCGCTGGAGCATACTTCTGCGTGGTATGACTATGCATCAGAGGCGTTCGATGAGACCATTGAGTCTGTTAAGGCCGCCCTTGATGCCGCCGGAATAAGCTACAAATGACCACATCACAAGTCATAATCGAAATCATGTATCTGAGAGCGTATCGAGCAATGAAAGGTATTGAGTTATGAGCAAGATTTTCCCAAACACACGACAGCGCCGTAAAGATGCCAACGACATGGAGGCAATCAAACGGCGTCAGGATGCGCGGAGATTCATCGAGAAGCAGCAAGAGCTTGAGCGTTTGATTAAGGAGTTGAGTTTATGAAAAGGATTGGAACGCCGCGACCACCCAAGAAGGATGGAGCAATCAAATTTCAATATGGCCGCAATGATGGCGAGCTTGATTTCATGGTGCTGTTTGGTAATGATGTCCCGAGGTGCGATAGAGCATTGGTAATGAACGCATTCACATCCAAGCGGTGTCATCAAGATTTCCATTCTAGAGGCGGCGTTGTATTTGACGATAGCTTTGTAGATGAGCTTGAAAAGAGGGGGTATGACATCTCGACATTGCGATTTTCAATAGAGAGAAAAGCGTCAGAATGAAACCAACAATCGAAGGTCTGTTGATTCTGGCGCTTAGTGTGGCATGTGTGATTTTGTCAATGGGGGTGGAGTGGTGAATAAAACCAAGATGGAAATAGCCAGCGCAATAAATAATGGTGGGATTGGATGGCCTGCTGATTGCAAATATGCAGCCTGTGACGTTGGAATTGCTGAATTCGATGAAGAGATTGCGGTTAGATTTTTTATTGATGAGCCTAAAATTGTCAGGATTGCAGAAAATTGCGTGGTGTGGTCTTCTGGTTCATTTGATGGCGAACATGCCTTTGATTGTAGGGTTATTTTGCAAAAGCCAGTTCAGGGCTGGCGGGATTTCCACCTATCAATTGAAGAATATAAGAGAATGATGAGCTAAAATAAAGCCCCTTTCGGGGCTTTTCTTATTGCTTCTCGATGTCATCTTCTGGCTGCCGCTCAGGCGGCGGCAACTCCTCGAATCCATCTTCCGGCTCAGGCTCCATTCCTGACTCGGTGCGAATCTCTTGCGGTGTGTAATACCGCTCACCAAGCCCAAGGCCCATCTGGTTAATCTCGGCCATCTTCTTGGCGTTGTCGAGTTTGTCGCCAGTTGACGGGTCGAGAAGGTCATCCCACGCGGCAGACAATTCAGCTCCTTTGAAGCAGCCAATGTCAGACAGATGATTGAAGAAATCCTCGATGTCATTATCCAAGACGTTAGCGCGGCGAGAAGTGGCGAGTTGAGCCATTACATTGCCGTTCT